TATCATTATTTATAAGCCTTGTGGGATAAGTGTGCATAAAGATCAGAGTGAAATTGGTTTAACCACTTTGCTTGCTGAGCAGTTTGGCGTGCCACAAGTCTGGCTTGTACATCGGTTAGATAAAGTGACATCTGGTTTACTCATTTTAGCATTGAATGCTGAAAGTGCGGCTGAATTTTTCCGACTTTTTTCTGAACATCATATCCAAAAGAGTTATCTTGCACTCAGCAATCAAAAGCCAAAAAAGAAGCAAGGATTGATTGTCGGCGATATGCAAAAGGCTCGTAATGGGGCTTGGAAACTTTGCCAATCAAAAGAAAATCCCGCAATTACGCGTTTTGAAAGTGTAAGTTGTGAGCCTAATTTACGATTATTTATCTTAAAGCCACAAACAGGTAAAACCCATCAATTGCGTGTGGCGATGAAAAGCTTAGGGAGTCCGATTTTAGGCGATACGCTTTATGGTAAAAACACTGAAAATATTGACCGCACTTATTTGCACGCTGCAAGATTGCAATTTGAATTTAAAGGTCAGGCATTTGATGTATTTACTCTTCCTAAAGAAGGGGAGTGGTGGCATCGTGAGAACGTTCAATCTCAGATTCAAAAATTTGGCTCAGCAAATGCTGAGCCAAAGAAATAAACGTGATTGATTATTTCGCTAATCCGATACCCGTATAGCCACGTTCACGCATAGTAGCTTCTTTTGATTTACGAATTAAGGTCTCAATTGTCATACCTTGTACGAGAATGGAGAATGCCACTACCGCATATGTCATACCTAAGATAAGATCACGAACATCCATTTCTAATCCTTCAATATAAAATTGGCCACTTGGAATAGAAAGCGCCATAGCGAGCGCTAATCCACCTCGTAATGCGCCCCAAGTGAGTACTTTCATGGTGTAAGGGTTGTATTTACGGTAGCGTTTCATGACTTGGAATGGTAACCAAACACTTGCATAGCGACAGATTAAGCAAACCGGAATAGCGAGGAAAATTAAGATTAAACCTTGCCAAGACACATGAATCAATAAAATCGCTAAGCCTATTAATATGAAAAGTAAGGAGTTGAGGAAGTGATCGATCATTTCCCAAAAGTGATCTAAATATCGTTGGCTTTGTTGAGAAAATCCTGTGTATCTTGTCCAGTTACCAATTAAAATCCCCGCGACAACCATCGCTAATGCACCTGAGACGTGTAAGAGATTAGCAAGCATAAAGCCCGCAGTTGGTACGATTAAGGTTAAGAGAATTTCTAATGAACCATCATCGGTGGCTGAAATCAAATAATGGGCGAATAGGCCTAAAACCAATCCAAATGCAATTCCACCTAACGCTTCTTTAAAAAATAAATGGAGAATACTGCTTGCTGTCGGTTCATGTCCGCCAAATGCGACGGCAAAAACCGTGGTGAAAATCACCAATCCAATCCCATCATTAAAAAGTGATTCGCCTTCCACCTGCATGGATAGGCGTTTTGGTGCTTTTAAGTTTTTGATAATGGCGAGTACAGCAATAGGGTCATCAGGCGATATTAGTGCGCCAAATAAGATGCAGTAAATTAAATCAATATGCCATCCGAAAATTAAGGCAATGCCATAAAGTAGAAAACCAATAAAGAAAGTAGAGGCAAGCGTTGAGAACAGGGCGAAAGTGGTAATTTCCCATTTTTGATTATTTAATACAGGAAGTTTAATCCCTAAGGCTCCGGCAAAGAGTAAAAAACCTAAAATTCCATTTAATAAGAAATCTTTAAAATCAATACGTTCAATAACACGAGTTGCAATATCATCTAAATTAAACCAGTTGAAATAACCCAGCAAAACGAGAAACAGTGATCCTGCCATGGAAGTGGCTGTGATAGCGATGGTATATTGGATATTATCATTCAGTTTACGGGTGATAAAACTAATAAGAATGGCTATTGTGGTAAGGAAACACAAGTAAGTATAAGTATTCATAAAATGATCCGAGAGAGTAATAAAAACATTGTAAGTATAAGCAAGTTACTTTTATTTATAAAGTGCGTTTTTAGGAAAAGTTTTAATGAGAACAAAGGATAAAATTTATTTGATTGCAACTGAAGAGTAATTACATTAATAGGCGTAACTTCTTCCGTTACAAGAGGAAAAGTGCGGTTAAGATTTCAATTATTTTGTATAATAGACTCAATTTTTTACATTAGGAACAAAAATGAAATTTATCTCTTTTAATATTAATGGTTTACGTGCTCGCCCTCATCAACTTGAAGCAATTATTGAAAAATACCAACCGGATGTGATTGGTTTACAAGAAATCAAAGTAGCGGATGAAGATTTTCCTTATACAATTACTGATAATTTGGGTTACCACGTTTTTCACCATGGGCAAAAAGGGCACTATGGTGTGGCCCTATTAACAAAACAAGAACCGAAAGCCGTACGTCGAGGTTTTCCAACAGATAACGAAGATGCACAAAAACGCATTATTATGGCGGATTTAGAAACCCAGTTTGGTTTGTTAACGGTAATTAATGGCTATTTCCCACAAGGCGAAAGCCGTTCACATGAAACTAAGTTTCCGGCAAAAGAAAAATTTTATGCGGATCTTCAACGCTATTTAGAGCAAGATCACGATAAAGCTAATCCGGTTTTAATTATGGGTGATATGAATATCAGTCCAACTGATTTAGATATTGGTATTGGCGATGAAAACCGCAAACGTTGGTTGCGTACCGGTAAATGTTCATTCTTACCCGAAGAGCGTGAATGGTATCAACGCTTATACGATTATGGATTGGAAGACACGTTCCGCAAATTAAATCCAACAGCCAATGACAAATTCTCGTGGTTTGATTATCGCTCAAAAGGTTTCGATGATAACCGTGGATTACGTATCGATCATATTTTAGTGAATCATCAATTAGCAGAGCGTTGCGTGGACGTCGGCATTGCATTGGATATTCGTGCGATGGAAAAACCGTCAGATCATGCACCAATCTGGGCAGAGTTTAAATAGGAAAGCAGCATGGATATGGCAAATTGGCAGAATTACCGTTCACAAGTGAATGGTATGCCTGCCGTGTTTACCGCAAATATTGAAGATTTAGATGTTTATCATGGTAAACATCTCAGTAAGGTTGTGCAATTTACCGTGCCTTATCAGGGAGATGAGGATGGTTTACCGAATGAAGACGAATATGAAAAATTGATTAATCGTCTTTTTAAAATCCTTGCACAATTGACCGCACTTCCGAATGTTTTTTTTGCTGGGCACTTTATTTGCAATCATCAGGCAAAAATGCATTTTTATTGTGAACACGATGCTTTGCTTAAAGAAACGCTTCAGCAGCTTGATTTTGTCTCAGAAATCAATGTGCAGGATGATCCCAATTGGGATACCTATTTCGATTTCTTATTGGCTTCTCCATTAGAAATGAAATTAAATGCGACAGAAGAGATTTTGAGTATGCTAAATAGCAAAGGGCGCAATTTAAGCGATACTTATTTGATTGAGCATACTTTTCATTTTGACGAAGAAGAAAAAATGTTCCCCTTCATGGATGAATTAACACTTGGAAAAGTATCTTTTAACACCCTTAAATATTCTAGCCAAGCGATTCAAACAGAAGAAGATGAACATCCTTATTTCATGGTGAAATTGGAACAAGAGCTTCAATTAGATAGTAATGAGATTTTTGAATGGGTAGAGCGCTTTGAAAAGTTAGCTACAGAGTTTTCCGGTGATTATATCGGCTGGGAATGTGATAATTTAATGGATGACCGGTCATCATTAAATTAGCCTGACAATTCATTAAATAATCATTGATTAGATAAAAATAAAGCCCATCAACATGATGGGCTTAAATTCTTTTGGCTACAAATTTAGGATTCGTAAAAGGAGACAAACGAAAGCTAAACCAAAAGAGAAATTTGGCTCCTCCTGCGGGACTCGAACCTGCGACATATGGATTAACAGTCCACCGTTCTACCGACTGAACTAAGGAGGAATAAATTTGGTATCACAAAGAATAGGCGCGCATTTTAATGAGCGACCTGTCGCTTGTCAATACTCAAAATGAAAAAAATTATAAAAAAATTTACCGTTTTTGCTATCCACAAAGCCTGTGGATAACTTTGTGGATTGTTTTTGTTTAAAATGGTCAACCACTGGTGCAGACTGGCTTTGTCTCAAATTGTTCATCTATTAGCCATTCGTTAATATTTGTTTAAATATCAATATGTTATATAAAGTCCAGCAAAAAAAATAAAATATTTTTCAATTTTGAAGTGTTTAAGACTTGACACGCCTAAGTGTGTGTAAAACTTGGATTTTTAGATGCCATTTTTACGCGCCAAATAAAAACAATGAATTACAAACTAAAATTTTACAAGCGTTCCGAAATAACGGTATACGTTCCGAAACTCCCTATTTTGTCGGGCTGATCACCTTGTCTTTTCGGATGTAACGTTTTGTCATCCGCAAAGACGTATGACCGAGTTGTTTTCTGGCTTCATCATCGCCCGCAGATAATGATTTATCTGTACCCGCTTTGGCTCGCAAGTCGCGGAATTGGAATTGTTCAAGTTCATTTCTCAACTCCGGATAAAGCGCAATAGCTTTCCTCTTTACGTCCAAAAAGTTATTTGTCACCAATGCACGGGTCATTGGATTGCCCCAAGTATTAAGGAAAAGATAGCCTTCCTTATCTTGTAACCGCCGCTCAACAATTTCTTGTAGCTGCCCGATTATTGCGATGCGTAGTTTCGCACCAGTCTTTTGTTGCGTGATATGTAAAATTCCGTCATAGATATGGCTGCGGTGGATTTTGACAATATCTACTGGGCGTTGACCGGTCAGATAGGCTATATCCATTAGGTCTTTCATGTCTTGGTCGCAGAGTTCGTAAACCTTTTGATAAACGTGATCTTCGACGTAAACATCACGCGGTTTCACTTTATGCTTTGCGATACCGTCGCTAGGGCAGGGGAGCTTTGTATATCCCCATTCGCGCGCCATTGCCCAAATGTGGTGAAATAGAGTAACTTCTCTATTTGCCGAACTTGGTTTATCTTTCCGCCAAGTCAAATACTCCCGAATATGTTTTGGCTCAATTTGCTCTAAGGTCGGATTGTCGAAAAATTTCTTTAAAAATCCGATTGAGTGCTTATTCCCTATAATTGTTGTTTCCGCCTTGTTTGGCACAATCTCGTCCATATATCTCGCCACCACCGCATGAAATGTGATAATTTCATTCGGCAAGGAACGATCTAAATTTAACTTAGCGGCTTCCAAGATTGCTTGATGTTTGTTCGTGCCAAGAGATTTTTCGGATTTGTCGGCGAGCGTGTAGAAATAATAGGTTATGACTTTCCCGCTGGCGCGTTTTCTCCGGCGGCAAACTAAGTTTTGTGGCAATCCTTGGTTTTCATAGTTTCGTGGTCGTCCCATGATTTCCCCCCTATGCGTAAAGAACTTTTGGACTCCAAGTTTCTTTTTCTGCGCCAGCTTTGTTTGATTTCGTTTTAGTATTAGCATAGTCACGGCGAACGACAGGATAGCCGGCGGCATTTAAAGTAAACTTGATCCCCTGCGCGTTTAGCTGCTTAATAATTCGCGATTTCTGTTTGCATCCCGTCAGAAATTCAATTTCAGGACGGGATAAAAATTCGTCATAGACATTGATTTCCATTTTGTGTTTCCCTTAAATCAACGCGATCTAACAATATCCGGCACTTCAATAACAATAATTTGGTTATCATCCACGCCTTTGTATTTCTTCCAATAATGGACGATTTCTAACGCTTGCCCTCTCGTTACGCCTTTATCAGATTCGCTTATTACGTCCCATTCACGGTGAAACCGGCACTCAAGGACAATGTATTTCCGCCCGTCAATAATTTCAGGTGTTGTATTAAAAAAACATTCTTCGCTCCTCTCTGAATTAGCCAAATTTTTACCTGGAAGAAGAACACATCCTCTCGCAATCTCATGTTGCTATATCGTTTGAAATGATAGATCAGATAAAACGCAGTTAAATTGAATATTGCCGACCAAAATAAAAAATCGTTCATAGTGACCCTTAAAATAAAAAACGCTCACTGGGAGCGTTGTTGTTTTTGTTTAAAAATTCTTTCGCACTTTTATATATATCCAATATTAGTGGAATGGGAATGTTAGACCTTTCGTTGTAGCTTTTAGAAAATGTGGCCCAATCTTTACTTGGTTTCGTTTTCTCGGACTTTAGATTGAGATTGATATTACTCTTAAATCTAGTCGGCTTATTTAACGGATAACCGTAGTTGTTATAAAAAGTTAAGTTATCAAACGGAATATTAAAGTTCAAAATATCTTTGATATAGTGCCATATCCGGCTTGCGCTCGGATTTTCTATTACATAGATTTGAGGCTCATATCTCTTGATAATTTCGATCGTGTTATAAATACACAATTCACCATTTATCCGATTCAAAAACGAACGCTCGTACTTGAACTGGACGTGTGGTAAATCGTAATCAACACTGTTCCGAATCGTAAATTTGGATAACTCTCTATTGATCGCGCCGGTTTCTTGCTTCCAACTTGCGTTGCCCCCCCACATAGCACTTGCGACCGACCAACTTTCGCACGGTGGACTAGCAATAATTAAATCGGGACTAGGCAATTTATCAAGAGTATCAAACAGAGTGTTATCCCCGAACATACGCGAATAGTCGGCAAGATTTAGATTGATAAAGTGGTAATTCTTATTCTCAATATCCATGCCTATCGGGTAAATTTCAATATCCGAGTATTCTTTCGCTGCTTGCGTATAACATCCATTGCCACTATCGAATAACGCCCAAACAATCATACTTTCTCCATAAAAACAAAACCGCACAAAAGTGCGGTAAAATTGATTTCGGGAAATTTCCAGAGATTTCCAGTAATTTCCCGAATTTTAGTTATCAACTTTTATTTGATAGCTGGCGGATGTGGAATTGGTCGCCAGTGAGTAACCTGTGGCAAGTCAAAACCATAGGTAGAGCCAACAAAACAAAAGCCGTCGTTGCATTTGCCGTCATCAAGCCAAGCTATGTCGAATTGTTTTCGGTCGCCAATATTCAGCGTTGGCACGAAGATAAGAACATCTTCGCCAACAGGTGGAAGTCTGTCTTCAATCCTGGTCCAGCCGTTGTTTTCGTTACTCATACTTTCACCTACGCGTAAGACGTTAAAAGTAATTCAGGTTCACCGCGAAAGAATTTCACAGCTAGGTCTTTCAGTGACATTTGATAAATTCTTCCATTTTCGTCATCTCGGACATCTCTTGGTTTAGTGATCTCGTCATCAACCAATCTGCCATAAAGACCTTGTTTAATAATATCTTCGTCAATGCCGTCACGAAATTGAGCGTTTACAATATGTTCGAGAGAATAACCGCAATAAATTTCGGTTTGTTCTTCGATCCAATAGAACTTGAGCTGGTTTACCGCTTGATCAATTACGGCATCAAGCCCGACCCGAATATTATCGTGATAAAAACAATCATCTAAGATTAATCCGCCGCCAAGGGTAATTTCAAATCCCTTTTCCAGTCCGTCTTGTACGATATATGGACGACGGTTTTGGATAAAATCAAGTCTTGATCTGTCTTTTAGCAAGTCTTCGTATTCTACTTTGCTGATTGTTACTGTTTCAGTCATTTTATTCACCCCGTGATTTGTCTTTATATTGCATATCCGCTGGGAGATTGATTACATTTAACAGCGAACCTTGTTCATTTGCGTCTCTGTGTGCAATCAGCCATTCTTTAAAATCTGACAGTTCCGGCTCGCAATTACCGACTATCTTGTTTACATCATCCCTGTGTGTAACCGATTCGATCATTCGATCTCTTAATTCGCTATCAAACAACGCCCAATGCGCTTTCGTAAACATGACTAATTTAGGCGGTGTGTGATAGCCAATCGTATTATCGAAATAGTCGTAAAACATCTGCCGAAACATCGATACTGGAATATTTATATTCAGTTTTACTTCGTTCATAACAACTTCCTTTCTGGAAAAAGACCGCACTTTAAATCAAAGTGCGGTCTTATTTATTTAGTCTAATACGCCCTCGTAGAAATCTACGTCGGTAATATTGGCTTTCAATTTTTCCAATGTTGTATTAAACGCGTCTTCAACCACTTTTTCCGGATTGATTAATTCGTACCACAAGAATAGCGAACCGTCCTTAATACGATAACGAATGCGCGCTTTTACTTGGTAGTAATCGCCGTTATGGAATGGTTGGATGCCCAACACAATTTCTTCTGGTAGTTTTGCGTTGCCACCACCAGTTTTTTCGTCTGTGTAGGTAAATGACATAGTACCGTCTTGTAAGCGTTTAACCGATTTAAATTCAGATTTTCGGGTTTCTTCGAAGGCGAGCACCATTGCCAACAATTCGGCACCGTTTACGATATTGCCGTCAGTTGCGATGCAATGAATGTTGTTTTCCAAAAATGCACCAAATTCAACTTGGCTCATTGCCTGTTTGTCTTTATGCGCCCATTCTTTCCAATCTTTTGAGTAAGGACAATTGTAGGTTGCGGTATGGTCACCCCAACGTGGATTAGCTGGGTCTGCGTGGTAGTCGAAAACTGCGGTAATTTCCAATTCATCTAAGTCGGCAAAAATAGCGGTGCCGGCCACCTTGAATTTGTTGGAGTAATCAATTAAGGACTGTTCGGTTCTTAAGTTCAGATTTTGACGCAAACGGTTCGGTGCAGGCTGTAATTTTTCCAACGATTCGACGCTGAACTCGTTATTTAAAATAACGGCTTTATAGCCATCTTCAACAGGCAGTCCATTGATCGCAAGTTTGGCAATATCGTTTACGGTTGTTTTTTCCATTTGTTTTTCCTCTTATGGAGTTAATAAAAAAAGCCTGTCGTGTGATAGGCTGGTGATTAAGATTTACGATTAAGCTGCGGCGGAGCTGTTAACGATTTTCAGACAGCTTGCCGGTTTATCTTCGACGGTTTTCAAATCCATTTTAAGTTGGCTTGGGTCATCGAAAAGCACGTCACCGTCAGCCGTTGAGAACACAATGCTTTCTTCGCGATCCAATTCAGGGATTTTTGAATTAACCATTGGTGTGATTTTGATTTGGTTTTCGGTGCGCGTATTAAGCATGGATACTTTCAGGCTTAATGTTAGCGTCCCTTGTTTTCGAGTTTCGCGGACCGCCTTAATTACTTCCGCGAGTGTAGAAGTTAATTCTGCGTTTAATTCGCCGCGATTAAGTTGAGATAATGTTTTATCAAAGTTAGTTTTGCTCATGCGAGCCTCCTGTTATTTAAGTGTTGTTTGTAAATAAAAGAAAACCCGCCTTGTTAGCGGGTTTGGTAGTTATTCTTTATTAAGAATAATATTTTATTTTTTCATATTCCTGAAAATCCATTCCAGTTATAGCCTCAATGGTTCTTATAGCTTCATCTTTTGTTTTGTAATAAGCCCCAAATTTATATTTTTGTTCAGATACATTTCTTGCCGCGACTTTTAGCACTTGAAATCCGTGATAAGCAGACGGCTGATCTATTCTGTAAACCCATTTCAAATTTATGGTTTCATTTACGTTGTAAATAGGGCGCATGGGTTTTGTGTAATCAACTTCATTAACCTGGGAAATATCAGGTACTGGTTGCCATTTATCAAGCTTGGGACACGCATAAGTTCGCCACCACACTGTTCCGTCATCACACAATGCGTAAAGTGTATGACCTAAATCGCACTGTAAATCTTGTCCTGTAACGATTTGAATAATTTTTCTCATATTCATTCCTTATACGCTTTCAGCGTTTTAACAAATTGCGGGATATGTTCGTCAAAGGCTTTCATTAATTTTTCATCGCGCGCGGCGGTGAACAGATAAAGCGTTTGTTTTTGATATTCTGGGCAGTAACTTACAAAGTCCCAAGTTTCGTAGCCCGTTACCCATAAATTCGCCTGCACCTGTATCACGTACTCAGCCGGCACGCCACCCTCAAGCAAATAGCGGATATGAGTACTCATTTTCGGGCATTTGATTTCAAGCCCTTTTTTGAGCGACGGAATTAATCCGTCGGGACTAACCATAACTTCGCGGTCTTCATTGAGATACACGCCACCGACCTGTATAACGTCATTGCCGGTTAAAAACTCGTAAGCGGCGCGCGCCTGCGGTTCTAACTGATTGCCGTGCTCCATAAAGCCGGATTTAAACGTATCGCCACCGCCTAAAATGCTTTCTTCGATCAGCTCAGCCATATATTTAATATAACTTGCCGATTTCTTGCCGGTAGCGGTGACGATATTTTCAAAACCAGTCGCGGTCGGAATGCCTAACCTTGCAGCCAGCCATTCTTCCGAGCCTTGTTCGCAATCTAGGGTTATTAATCCGTCGATCATAGCGGGATATTATCTCCAAGATTTTCATCATTGTTTTGGGCGGCGCTTTCCCGCGCGTCCAGTTTGCGATTTAATTTACCGATAAAATCGACCGCACTTTGTGTTGATAGTCTTTCGATGCTATCCGCACCGTAATAAGCGAGAGCTTTCTCAACGTCCTGACCGGTAACTTCGATCAGTTGTTGTAGAGTTTGTAACTGCTCGGCAGTAATAAATTCTATGGGTTTAACATCAATTACGTTTTGTTTCGGCGTTACGTTAATTGGCTCTTTTTGCGCTTCGGCAATGCGATCGGCTTCGTCTTGGTCATAAATACCGGTAAAACCGAAAGCAAGACGCGCGCACTGGATCATTGCTTTGTGGCGGAGCATACGTTTAGGGTGAGTTTTCCACGGTCCCATATCGCGGTAACATTCGCTCATATATTCAGTGACCGAAATCGGCTTGGAGCGGTCTTTGCGGTAGATGCGACAAGTGCATTTTTCATCGTCGAGGTCGAACTCGATTCCGTCGAATTGCGGATTTTCGTTTAAAATCCGCGCCCAACCGTCCACACCAACAATCGGCACAATACCGTTGCTTTTATCGGGGAAAGCGTAGATTTCTTTCGTCCAAGGATTTAATCCGTATTGATTGGCAACAATTAAAAGTGCGGTCATTTGGCTGTCGTTTACAGTGCCTTTGAATGCCGTATTTTTTAACGTGGTCATCAGATCTGAACCGTCGGCAATTTCAAATCGGTTAGCTAATTTTTGCGAAAGTGCTTGTAATGTTGTTGCCATTTTTATTTATCCTTTAAGTGGTTTTAGTGTTACTTCGTATTTGTCGCCGTACACGGCTTTAACTTCGCGCGCGATAGTTACTGCGTCAGCTTGCGGCATCGGCGGTAATGAAATTTGGATAACAAAGCCGTGATTTTCTACCGCACTTTGTGCCGGCGTCGCCGGTGGAGTTTGTTCTTCCATTTCCTGCGCGACCGCCGCCGCTTCCGCCTGTACTTTTGCCTGTTCTTCCGCTTCCAGCTTGGCTTTCTCGGCTACCGCTTCAGCTTTGCGTTGTTCTTCGCGTTGTTTTTCTTCTTCAATGCGTTGCGCCACGATTTCTTCTAAGTCTTCTTCGCCGGCGATCAGTTTTACCGCGTCACTAAACAGATATTCGTGCGAGATTGGGATAAGTTTTAGGCGTGATTGTAAGCGCGCGATTTCCGACATTAATTCAGCCAACACTAGCGCTTTTTCGGCGTTTACTGCTTTAGTCAATCCGTCGATAGTGCGCTTGTTTTTCGTTGCGTCATTAATTCGTTTTTTCAATGTGTCTTTTGGCATGGTAAATTCAAGTGCAAGCGAGATAGCACTTTCACCGCATGCCGAATTGCGCGTATCGAGGATTTCAATTATCGCCGCGTTCGCGATATTGTCCTTAATTGATGCCTCTTTTTCTTTCACCAACTTATCACGCGACAATCGCTCTTGACGAAAACGTTCTGCGATAGCTTCGGCTTGTGCGATTAGTTCGTTAATATCGCCTTGCTGTGCGTTTTTAATCGCTGCGCGGGTCTTATCTTCCAGCTCTTTGAGGATTTTTGCCTCTTCTTTCGCGCGCCCGAAATCTTCGTCCGTTTCAAAGGACTGTGTAAGCGTAGATAAAAACTGTTCTGCTTGTTTTTCAAAGTCGGTAATATTGGTTGAAAGCACACGGCTTTCGGTGGATAGAATCAGATCTAACATAGTAATTTCCTTTTTAGTCCTGGTCATAATCATTCATTCTTGCGTTTAATTCACGCTCTGCGATTTTCTTAATCGCCTCTTGTCTATAAGACTCATAACTTGCGCCGCTACCAATAGCAAGCCAGAAATTATCGTTATCACACAACATTTCCGTGAGTTCGTGATAATGCGTTTTGTCGCCTTGTTTTAAATCATTGTCAATTTCAGTGATAACTTCATTTAAAGCAATTTCATAGCCTGCTTGCCAATCCACTTCACGTTGGTTAGCCGAATCAATCTGGGAGTAATAATCAGCGTAAGGTTTCATTATTTACTCCAAGTGCGGTTA